CGGGCGACTATTCAACGTCTGCTACATCGGGCGACTATTCAACGTCTGCTACATCGGGCAACTATTCAACGTCTGCTACATCGGGCTACTATTCAACGTCTGCTACATCGGGCGACTCTTCAACGTCTGCTGTTAATGGTAAAAATTCAGTAGCGGTAGCAAATGGCAATGAGTGTAAAGTAAAAGGCGTATTAGGCTGTTATCTTGTATTAACCGAGTATGATCATGATACAGATAAGTTTTTTGCTAAAATGAGAAAAGTAGATGGTAAACATATAAAAGAAAATGTTTATTATACTCTCAAAGACGGTAAATTTAAAGAGGTTAAATAATATGAAAAAAATATTACACTTGACATTAAAAAAGAAATGGTTTGACATGATACTGTCTGGAGAAAAGACAGAGGAGTACAGGGAAAGAAAACTGTACTGGAGAAATAGACTGTTCGATAAAAAGTTCGATATTGTAAGATTTACTAATGGATATGGCAAAGATAAGCCTAGTTTTGATATTGAAGCAAAAGATATTTTTACAACATGTGGGATTATAAAATGGGGAGCTGAACCAAGGGTAATTTATTATACAATATCACTCGGCAAAATCCTAGAGACAAGAAACATTAAACCAAAGGAGTAACCATGAAAACTCTACTATCAGTATTAATCGTAGTTCTATTATGCAGTAATGTATCCGCCAAGAAGAAAATGATTCCATTTGCGAAACAGCTTATTATTACGGACATGGAGCGCGACATTAAGCTCCTGGATAACAAAATCAAGGATTACAAGCAACGTGCAATCAATCCTATGTCATTCGGATCATTACGAAGCAAGGATAACCGTAAAGGGTGGGTATACAGGGGTGGCGGAGATTTTAAGCAAAACGCTCAACCAATGTCAAAGCTTCCCAAAAATTATAAACGGAAGCATATCAAAATAGTCTACTACACCAAGAAAGAACGCAAAGTATACCTTAAGGCTAAATATTTGGCAATCGCGGCAAAGTGTAAGGTTGAAATGGATGCGCTGGTTGTGGAGTTGAAACAAATAATTGGTAAACCCAAAAGCAAGGTGAAAAAATGATTACTTTCACAATAGGACTAACATACGCAGTAATAGGGATATGGCTATTCGGGCTAATGTTGATAATCAATAGTAAGAGGGGTTGAAATGTATGAGTTGGCACTATTTACAGGTTGCGGGGGAGGAGTCTTGGGAAGCATGCTCTCAGGATATGTTCCTGTCGGGTTTGTCGAATACGAAAGTTCCAGAAAAAAGATGTTGCTATCCAGACAGCGAGATGGAATATTCCCAAGATGCCCTATCTGGGACGATGTTACAACATTTAGAGTTGATAATCCAGAGTGTCGAAGCTATTTTGAAATCATGCGACGAATCAAAATGCAACTCATGGTATCAATGGGATTCCCTTGCCAAGATATATCCGCGGCAAATCCAGACGGAAAAGGATTGGACGGGAAAAGAAGCGGACTATACGAAGAGGGAATTAGAGTTATTAGAGAAATCAGACCAACAAGAGTGCTTATTGAAAATTCACCAAATCTCATTAATAAAGGACTTAAGCGAATACTCAAAGAACTTACCTCAATGGGGTATGATGCTAAATGGGGAGTTATTCCAGCTACCATCGCCGGGGCAAATCATAAAAGGTGTAGATTGTTTATTATTGCCAACTCCAACAAAAAGCCAAGACCACAAGCCATTGAGATTGCTAGCACCATCAGAGCGCAGCGGCAAACATGGGAAGATGCTTTGTGCAGTATTAGGGGAAGAAAATCAACAGTATCTCGGGCATTACATGAGTCCGATATTATTAGAAAAAATAATGATGTACCCGATAGGATTCACAGGGCAAAAGCCATTGGAGACGGACAAGTTCCAGGAGTGGTTAAATTCGCACATGGAATATTAAATTAAAGGAACTTCACCATGCTAAAAGCAGACCACACTCGACTTCATTCCTGCGGACACAATCAATATAAGAATAACAAAACTATAAAAAGCGGAGAATGGACAGAATGAAAGATCACAAATTCAGCTATGAATGGAAATTATCTGACGGCTATCCGGCGCCAGGTATAGAATATCACGGTAGTAAAGTCTTCAGTTGCTTTGCGTGTGGTGGTGGCTCTACTATGGGATATAAGTTAGCTGGATATGATGTATTGGGTTACAATGAAATAGATAAACGCATGGCAGAATGTTATGATGTTAATCACGATCCAAAACTTAAATACGTTGAACCTATCCAAGACTTCAAACAACGCAAAGATTTACCACCTGAATTATATGACCTAGATATATTAGATGGATCCCCACCATGTTCAAGTTTTTCAATGGTTGGTAATCGTGAAAAAGATTGGGGAAAAGATAAAAAGTTCCGAGAGGGACAATCAAACCAAGTTTTAGATACATTATTTTTTGACTTCATAGACTTAGCGGCAGAACTTCAACCTAAAATTGTAGTCGCAGAAAACGTAAAAGGGTTAATGCAGGGATCAGCCAAAGAATATCTATATAAAATACATGATGCGTTTGTTAATGCCGGATATAAACCTTGTTTTAATTTACTCAATGCTTCAACTATGGGAGTACCACAAAAACGTGAACGTGTATTCTTTATAGCCATCAGGAACGACTTAGCAGATAGCCTTGAATATGAAGATATGTTTAATGAGATACCATACATTGATTTAAAAATTAATGAACCTGAAATAGTATTTAATGAAATAAAAACCACCGGTATAGACAGACCTTTATGCAAAGGTTTATTAAAATATTTTAAATTACGAGATAAAGCCGAAACATGTATGGGTGAAACAAAAGAGAGAATAGATGGTAAACGTGGATATTTTTCTCAAATGTATCAATCAGATAACAAACCATGCTATTCAATAACCAGCAATTCAGCCGATGGATCATGTATTGAGCCAGGAAGATATTTAAACAATGAAGAAATTATACTAGCCCAAACATTTCCTAATGATTATAACTTTATTTCGATTGATTACAAATACCTTTGTGGCATGTCAGTACCTCCAATTATGATGGCACAAGTAGCACATAGGATATATGAACAATGGATTTGCAACTTACCCCAGGACACCCCATGCTAAAACTACTAAGGCTAATACAAAGCCTCTTCTATTCAAAGCAAGTCATGAAGTGGAAGCGGTACAAGGATACTAAACCGGTAATAATACTTAAAGAGAGGGTGAAGTGATGAATGGGAAAGTGATACATTATTATAATGGTGAAATTCTATGCAACAAAACATATAATTCAACATGTTTAGAGTCAACGCATTGCTCGCAAATGGTAACATGCAAAAACTGCAGATGGCTATTATCTAGGGATAAAAAAAAATTTAACATTAAAGATAAAAAGTGTATGAAATGTGGAGAAACAAAAGAATCATATAAGTTCAATGGCAATATATGCTTCGAGTGCGAACAAAAAGAGGCTGATAAAATTTTAAAGAGCAGAAGAAAGCTTCATCCCAAACAACACATAATGGCAAAGAATATAATATTTTAAAGTAAAGCAACCAATAATTAACGTATTTAAATAGGAGATGGTGGGATGGGAAAGGAGTTGGACTTTTGGAATATACCATTTGAATATCAGGAGCCTGCCTCAATAATGAAACATCCAGACCTCTTCCAATAACCCATAATCAAAGAAAATCAACTAAAAAACTTTACTTTTACCATAAACGGTGTTATACTCATTAAAACGAGATAACACTTTTTGTATATAGGAGTAAATATATGCCGATACCCAAATTAGATTCCAAACTGAAAGAAATGAGACGGCAAACAAGTTTATCATTCATAGAAATAAGAGAACTTGCCTTAGTAACGTATGTAGCAGACTATGATTTTGAAGCAGCAAGGCATGATGAAGCGATGAACCGGAAAAGACTTATACGATATGCAGTTAAGAAATATGGGGATGGAGCGAAAAAAGTATTATATAAAATGCGAACGCCAATACTTCCAGAAGAGTTAAAGTTTTATGAACAAGCTCTTATTGATCGATGGAATAAGAAACACACGAAAATACCTATTAAACAGCCTTTAAGCCTAAACAATGAGCTTTAAGGTTGATTTTTTTTATACACGGCAGTAAATAATAGCAAACAGCGAGGTAAATACCATGGATAAACCAATTATAGAATCAGCGATGAACCAAACGCCAGCGCAATCGGAGAAGAATAAGAAACTTAGAGAAACTTCAATAAGGGCAGAGAATACCAAAATAGCTAAGAATAAGGCTAAAAAGGCGGAAACTACAAAAAACGATGCTCTTAAACAGGGCGTAGAGGGTGCGAAAGCAAAGGGGCAAGGTGATTGTACCAAGGGAAATGATGATAAAGATGAAGTTATTGCAGAGTGTGGAAGAAATGAGCAAGGACAATTTGTGGAAAACAATATATTTAGTGTGGGGAATGGTAGACCACCAATATTTACAAGTCCAGATGATTTAGTAATAATGATAGATTTATATATTGATGATTGTCCTGACAAACAAACCTGTTATACTACCGATGGAGTTTTATACAAAAAGAAGATTCCTACTATCTGCGGACTAGCATATTTTCTTGGTTTTGAATCAAGGCAAAGTATGTATGATTATAAGAACAAAGATAACCGTTTTTCTTACATAGTAAAAAGAGCAATGCTTTATATGGAGAAACATTACGAACAAATCTTGCAAGGGAAAGCTCCGACTGGCGCAATATTTGCACTTAAGAATCAAGGATGGAAAGATAAATCAGAAATAGATGTCAAGGGCACAGTTCCTACAACTTACAATTTTATAATCAAACCTAAGGAGGAAGAGTAGTATGAATAAAAGAGAGCCAGTTGTAAGAAAATGTGATGATTGTGGAAAAAAATTTAAATCAATTTATACGCTATGTGATAAATGTCTAACAAAAGCAGAAAAGGCTTTTCAGGAGCAGTATTAAATGGTTTCAGAAAAACACAACATAATCACATACGAAGCCTCGGACACAATATCGAGGTTTCATAACAGCGATTCAAGCTTCCGAGGGATCATGGGTCCTATCGGTTCGGGTAAGTCTGTTGGTTGTGTAGCTGAAATATTAATGAAAGCAATAAATATGCCACCGGGAAAAGATAAAGTTCGGCGTTCACGTTGGGCTGCGGTTCGTAATACCTATGGAGAACTTAAGACTACGACTATTAAAACTTGGCAGGAATGGGTTCCAGATGAAGATTGCAAAATAGTTTATGATTCACCTATTCGCGGATTATACCAAAAGGATTTGCCAGACGGAACGAGTATTGAGTTTGATATATGGTTCATTGCTATTGACCGGCCTGATGATGCCAAGAAATTATTGTCATTAGAACTCACAGGTATTTGGATTAATGAAGCAAAGGAATTGAGCAAGAGTATTGTTGTTGATGCTTATTCCAGGACAGGCCGCTTTCCACCCAAGAAACATTTCTCTGATAAATATATATCCGATTGTGCGCAAAAAGATATACCTTTGTACTATTCTGGTCTGATTATGGATACAAATCCACCCGATAACGATCATTGGTGGTTTAGAATGGCAGAAGAAGAGAAGCCTTTGGGCTGGTCGTTCTTCCGTCAACCAGGAGCTTTAATCATGAAAAATGGTTGGTATTCGCCTAATCCACTTGCTGAAAACGTTCAACATCAACCAAAAGGTTATAAATACTGGACTGAAATGATTAACGGAGTAGATCCCGAATGGATAAAAGTTCATGTATTGGGAGAATATGGCGCGGTATTTACTGGAAAACCTGTATTTAAGGACATTTATATCGATTCTGTACATTCCTCGCCGGTTCCGTTGGAGATAAGACGAGGATTGCCTATATTCTTAGGGTGGGATTTCGGGTTAACCCCGGCTTGTGTTATCGGGCAGCTTGATAAAGGACAAATGCGCATACTTAGAGAAATAATAGCCTTTGATATGGATGTAAAAGGATTCGCGACAAATATTGTAAAACCTGCCATACTCGCGGAATTTAATGGAATGCCAATTATATCCATCGGTGACCCTGCTGGCGAACAACGGTCTCAAGTAGATTCTAAAACATGTATCAATGAATTATGTAAGATAGGAATTAAAACTGTTCCTGCCTCAACTAATAGCTTTTATGATCGCCGTCAAGTAATGATTGACTTTATGACTAAAAGAATAGCAAATGATCTTCCCGGCTTGATAGTTGACCCATCATGTGTTATGATTAGAAAAGGATTTCTCGGTGGTTATCAGTTTGAAAGAATAGCAGTAGTCGGAGAAGAACGCTTTAAAGATATGCCGAAAAAGGATAAGTTCTCACATATAATGGATGCTTGTCAATACTTCGGACTCGGAGCAGATGGAGACATGATCGAAACTATAAAGAACTCGGTTGGAGCTAAAACAAACGTAACATTCAAACAACAAGTCGGATGGAAAGGCTATGTTTAATATTAATATACAGCAAAAGGGCTCGTAAAATACGGGTTTATAGCCATAATGGCGGCAATATAGAGCAAAAGGAGACAATATGAAAATAGAATTTACACAGTTTAAAGGTATAATGCCTAGATACGCAGACAAGATGCTTCCTGATGATGCAGCAACAATAGCAAAGAACGTTGAATTACTCGGTGGAAAGATATTGCCCCTTAGCGATGTTACTCTTCCAGTTGATAATCTCGGAGTATTTACCGTTCAAGGACCTATTGTTGACGATCAATTCGATAGATCATACTCGACTGATGGAGCTGGTCCACTTACTGTAAGTACCGGAACCGCTGTTTTTCCTATTCCTGCTGCTCCGGTCGGCTCGTCTGTAAGCGTATTTGACAATATTATAACTGAGGATGTTGTTGGATTAATCC